TCATGGTCTTGGGCACAGCAAGGAGAACGGAATGAGGCTCGTAAGAGTCCCATTCGTATCCCAGTAGAGGATCAACTTCCCGGATTTCGAGGCTAGTAGATGCCGAAAAATCATATGGGAAATAGTACTCCAGTCTCGGAGCCCAGTTGGGGAAAATATACTTATATTTTCCTGATTTGAGGTCTGAGACAGCACCAGGTCCATGCTTGAAATCGAGGAGTCCAGGGTCGAACCCTGAAAACACTCGACAGATCCTGTCCGAAAGTCGTTGGACATGATCGAGCACAGGCAGGAGTCCCAACTCATCAGTGAGTAGGGGTTCATTTTGACAAGTCGGTACCATGTCACGTAAGTGACGAGTATTAGACCGGCCAAAATCACTACCATCACCATCCCAATCTTGAGACGGCGGTGGAAGCGTCTGCTCGACATCGTAAAACTCATGGGTGGCCTCAAAAAGGGACCTAGGAGCACATTCCGACTCAATATCAACACCGGCGTACAAAAGTTGACGCAGGAACGATACAACAGTCGGATCGATGTCACTCTTCAAGCATCCAGAATTGTCAAACAGTCTCATCCATAACCCCCGGAAAAGTCTGGGGATATGGCCTCGGTAATGGGAAGACCTCGAAAGAGGGATACCATCCAAGACAAGGAGGCCACTCGAGAGCGCTTTATCAAGGCGCTTCCCGAGTGCAGGGAGATCCATAGTAAATGTTGGGTCTCCACGCGTTTGACTAAGGGAGATGAGATGGAACAAATCCTTATCCCATTCCTTCTGGTCGTTAGGGAAATATACAGCTATATCTTTGAACATAGCTGTGTAGAGTCCTATGAAGTCAAAAACAGTACCTTTGGTCATTCTGAGCACCTTTGCTTGGAGTGACTACCGGTACCGCCAAATTCAATCACTTGACTCCCCCTACTAGCGAATTGCTAGGAGAGCGGCAAAGATGATGACTGCGAAGATATACGCAATCAGAATCTCTCCGGACATCTGATAACCTAGATTAATTAATCCAGGAGATCAGATCAGACAGGTGCGTGTCGGTAAGAAAATCGACAAGCCCCTGGTCAAGATAGGAGTCAGCCGTGGCATCGTCGGCAGAGCCATTGCGGAGAACCGCATACGCCTGACGAACGATGGCCGGTGCACCCCCAGTCGGGAAAATGGTCTGAGTGAGCTCGACATTGTGGCGATCCATTACGATGCCATCAGTGTTGATCTTCTCTTTCGAATGACGAATCTTCAAGCGAAGCTCGAAGGTCGTCCCGCGATAGAGATACTCAGAACCGAACCCGT